ACTTGGAGAATAAATACCTTCAGCTTGTGGTGGTACTAACATTTGCATTCCCATTTCTCTATCTATCAAATCTAACAACTGTTGCATATTAACTATCTCACCAATAGAACCAGCTTGTTCAGCTGTAACTGCTGTAGTTCTTTGATTGTTTGGAAGTCCTGATGTAGTAGCTGTTGGGTCATAGTAACTATCTCCTAGTGTACGTCTTAAATATCTCCATACTTTTAGTTTATCAGCACCTTCATATAATGGATTACCATTTTCATCCATAGCTAGATAATCAGGAATCTGACTAGCATCAATATTCTTTATATAACCTTCGTATTTAGCTAACTCTCTATTCTGTAAATCTTTAACAAATGTATATTGTAATAGTGATGGTAATGCTCTTTCTACTAATGATATAGATTCAGCATTTAATCCTGAGAATATTCTACCTTTACAAGATAACTCAAAATCATAAGGATTATCAATAGATAATGGTTGATTAGGAACTTCTCTCATATCAGTAAATATATCATAACCATATCTAGTTATTTCATATCTTCTAGGTATATACATCTTTTCAGCATATACTACATTACCAAATTCATCTATCCATTCATGTCTTTTAGCTTTCTGATTATATCTATTGATAATAAATGTAGTAACTGCATCTTCAGGAATAGGATATTTACTATCTACAACTTCAGTAATTACTTCATTGTATTCATTAAACATTGTAAGAAATATAACTTCTCTATAAGCCTTAAACTCTAAGTAAGTTTTCCATATTAACTGATTAGCTCTATATCTTCTATCTCCAGATGTTCCTGTTGATTGTCCTATGTATCTATTATCATGAAACCTAGATTCCATTCCTTCTTCTACACTAAGATAATTATATTGAGATTTAGCTTGTCCACTTGTTACATCCCATGCTGCATTAGGAGTTAAATAGTTAGATGAAGTATAACCTCGTAGTCTTTCAAGTACATCATCTTCTACTTTACTTTCTAATTCATCAATAGCTTCTGTAACTGTAATTGGAGTTCTATACCACCAATAATCTCCTTTCTCTATTCTTTCTTCATTACTATTCTTATGAAAACCACAATGGAGTGTATTTAATACCATTGGATGTGGTTGTCCATTCTTTTCTATAACTACCATAAAACATCTATCTACTGCTAGTACATGTTTAAATGATAATGACTTTAATGACTTAATATCAAACTTTACTTTAAAATATTCTACAACATCATTATAGAATATTTCCATTTCACTCTTAAAATTCTTTATATCTATATCTTCAGGTTTAGGCATAGTACGCATAGATTCTTCAATCTGTTCTGCATTAGCACCTCCAGCTTCCAGTTGTGCTTGGAATATCATTAACTCTTGATTGATTGCTGCTTCTAATACTTTCTTGAGTTCTGAATCTTTTGCAGCATTATCTCTATCAGATAATAATAATACATCAAAATTATCACCTCGTTTAAGCATTTGCCCAACGAGATACATAAACTTAGGATATAGTCTATTATAGATAACTATTTCTCTATCTTGTTCAAATGGCAACTTGAACATATCTCCTTCAGGATTACATAACTCATATAATTGTCTGAATAATACACTACCATCATTATTAAGAATAGCATAGATAAGCCTATACTTCTCATAAGATTCCATATTGGTATTATTAAAAGGAACGATAGTATTCATTACGCTTTTATACCAATCTTCTGATTTATTTTTTTCTCTTAAGTTGAATACCGCTTCCATCTATTATTTATATGATTACGTATTGTCTGCAATGCTACAGTTTTCGATTTATTCATCATTCTATGATTCTGTTCACCGATAGCTAATGTTATTCCTAATAACGCTGAAACACCATCAAAGTTTCCTTTTAGTGTGTAACTCTTTATTTGCCTAACGGTAAATATACATGGTATTCTTTCTAAGTTAGAATACTCTATCCCATTAATTTCTTTTTTTTCTAAAAGCCAATCTCTTAAAGCATCTATTAATGATATCTTTGCTAGACTATTTCCTACTATATATCCAGTTTGACTTACAGTTCTGGAATAGATAAATTGACCTTGTTCGAATTGTGGTCTAAGACATAGTAAATCAGCTTTCTTTTTCTTTAGAAAATAAGCTCTAAGTCTATCTCCTCTATTAGCTTCATACCATAAGTTTCTAACTGGATTACCATATAGTGCCATTCCCATCTCTAGTATCTCATTATATCTATCTATACCATCTAAGTTTTTACCTATGTATGCAGCAGCCATATCATTTCCTGGTAATCCATATACTTCATACTTAGGATTAACAATATAATATGCAGCACCTAATGAACCACCTTTATCCATCTCATCTGATATATATGGGTCATGTAGTACAATAATAGCATCATTAGGAATTACACCATTTATCTTTAGTTTATCAGGACTTATATACATCATAAATTCACCACCTAATTCATCTCCAGCTTTAATTGGAAAGTTATAGATTGGTTTACCATTTGTTTTAATCTGATAATTAACTCCATATTGTGCAGCACTATCCCAATATAATTCTATAGCTGAACCTAATGTTTGATAAGTATTGTCATGTATTAATGCTTTTTCTCTTTCTTCAGCTTCTTTTATAGGCATTAGTGAACCACCTTCTGATAACCACATATCTGTGATTTTCAATGGGAAGTTCATTCGTTGTCTTATTAATACTTTAGGGTCTGTAGATTTAGATGCTTTCTTTTCTTCTTGTTGGTAAAACTCTATAGATTTAGGTATATCTGTATTACCATCTTTATCTTTAAATCTCTTATCTGTAATGTATGCTGGTAAAAATAAACATTGGTCTTGTTCTCCATATCTAAACTTTAAGCAATTATAATCTTCAGGATGCGTAAATATCTTCATAGCATCATGTAGTGTTTCTATATTACCTGAAGTTCCAATTCCCCATTGTACACCAAACTGTTCACCATCTGTTTTAACTACCGCTGTATTTGATAACCATGCTTCTATGAATAATTCCATCAATCCTATCTCCTCATATACTATAAGATTTCTTCTACCACCAGCTCCTGATTGTCCACCATCTCTTTTGTTTGTAGAATATACATTATGATATAGTGTAGAACCAGTTCCTATTTCTTTCCATTCATTCTTAATCTTTACTGGAGTAGTATTACGCCACGGATTATCTTTGTTATTAGCACTAATATGTCCAGTCATTCGTTTCCAAAATGGACATGGTTCATATTCATCATCTCCAGGTTTACCCCATACTCCAAACTCATGATTTAATGCTAACTCATCTAATGATGCTTCTATCTTTTCAGCTAGTTCACTAGATTTATCTTTTCTTCCTGAACCTAAATCTATTTCAGCTTTTAACTCTCTTCTAGTATCTCCAGGTTTATAATACTTTTCTCCATCGAATATTAATTCAAATAGAATACACATTAGTGCAGCAGTATATGATTTACCACCACCTCGAGAACCAAGTATAACAAAGTTTTTAGCATCATTATAATATAATGGTCTACCTAATGGTTTATCATGTAGTTGAAATAGATAATCTCTAGGATGTATAAATTCTTTTAAGAATCCTTTCTTATTAAATAGTGTAATCTTTTCTTCTAATACTATATGATAAGCATCAGGATTTAATACTTTCCAGTTACAAGTATATTCATCATCATCTTCAAATCCTGAAAATCCTTGTGCTTCAAGATAATAATAAGCAATATGCCATTCTATATCTCTAATACTAGGTTTAAGTTTTAATCTAGCTTTTGTTTTCTTATCAGTTTCTACAATAGTACAGTAGTTACCATAGAATCCTAATCTTCCGGGTACATATCTATATTGACCAAACTGTTGATACCAAATACCTTCTATACATTTAGACCTAATAGTTTGCCAAAATAGATTATAACGAGGGTCATCAGGATGGTATCTTTCAGGTTTAAATTGATTGAGTATTCCTTCTAAGTCCTCTATTCTAATCCATTGGAACTCCCACTCACTATTGCAAGTAGTTACTTTAGCTACTTCTGACATATTCTTTAAATGTTATCCATGACCAATCAAAGTATTGCATTTCAACGTAATTAGGTTGATACATAATTGGACAATCTTTAGCTGTTATATCATAGTGTCTATACACATTATCTATAGTCAATTTATGTCTTGCTAATAATATATTAATAAGATACTTAGTATTCTTTAGTGTATCTGCATAATTACTATTTGTATTAACACACATTTCTATACCAATAAAATAGTTATTAGCACTATCTCCAGCTGGAACTAATTGCCTTCTAATAGGTAGATTAGCACGTCTAGGTTTATCACCTACATGCCATGCTACTTCATTATCAGGAATCATTTGTATAATATTCTTATCATCTACTACATAATGACAACTAGCTTGTACTGGAGTATGTCCAAAGTATTTTAGATGTGATTCTGCTCCAGCTGTAGGTTTTACATTAGCAGTCCAATGTACTATAATACCTTTTAACTGTTTTAGTTTTCTTTCTGGTCTATTATTATCTACCAGTTTTACTTGTATCTCTACCATAAGTCTCCTTTTTCAGATTTAGTTAATTTAGAACCACCTTTAGCTCTTGCTGATTGTTTATCTTTAATAAACTCTTCTTCTATCTTTTGATACTTTTGGTATATAGATAGAGAATCTTTCTGTAACATATTTATCTGTGTTGCAGTACCTTTTATTACTATAGTTTTACCATCAAGAAAACTTGTAGTATCTAAAGTTAATTCAGTATCAGCTATTAGTTTAGCTCGTTTTCTTAATTGATTCTTTTCTTCTGCATAAGCTCTTTGTACAGCAGTCATACATTCTAATGGATAAGCATCTAAGCATTTAACAAAGTCTGGATTATCCCAATCTATGTCTTTAACAAAAGTATCTTTTAACATTTTCTTTCGTTCTTCAAATGCCATTCTATAGAATATATTATCATGTTCATCAGGGTCACACATAAAGAATACAGTCCACATTTGTCGTGATGAGAAATCTTTATCTTTAGACTTATCTTTATCATACAACAAATGAAATGGATAGTATATCTTAAACTGTGGATTTACTTCCCAGAAGTTAGTAGCTTGGTCTAGTATTCTATAGTTTATCTTAATCATCTTGTTACTCTTGCTTTAACAATATACTCCGTAGTATTAATTTTTAATAGTACGAATCTATCAAAGACATCATCATCAGGATTCTTTACTTTACCAACACTCATATTTAGTGTTACAGTATTATCTTTAAAACTAGTTGATAAACATCCACAAGATACTTCTGTATGTTCTACTGGTTCATCAACTGTTATAGTTGTTGTGGCTACACTATTCTCTTTGTGTTCACCTAAATTAATCTCCAACATATATTTCGTCTAGTTTTAGTCTGAATAAACAACGTTTTACACTCGCAGATATTTCACTCATTACATTCTTAATAGCTTCATCTTTCTCTGTAGCAATAGAAGATTTAATCATATTATTTAAACCTCTAAAGTAAGTAATTACATCATCTGATGGAGGAATATCTAAAGACTTAGGTTGTACAATATTAAACGTATCCATCATGTATATCTCTACTAGCGTGTCTACTAAAGGTTGTATCTCATCATAATATGACGCTAATGCTTCATGAGTTCCTAGTCGTCTAATAGTCCAATGTTTATATTTAGCATATATTAAACTCTGTACTATTGTTGCTACTATTTTACTAAAATTTTCCATTAGGACATTTTTTATTAGTTAATACCATTTCATCAAAATCACAACCACATACTAAACAGTAACCCTTTTCAAAGCATGGCTTACACCTTCTAGCTTTTTCTAATGGGTGCATTTCAGTCATCAACCAAAGAGAGAGTTTGGCTTTCACTATGAAAACCAAACCCTTCACTAAATCTTTAGGATGGCTTATCAGATACTTTGTCACTAAATTTAATTTCAAGACCGATAGTTTTTAATACCATTTTAAGAATCATTCCAAACATTCCAGTAGGTAAACCAATTTGTAATTCTTTACCTTCGCACTCTACAAAACTTTCATTTACTTTGTTATAAACAAATTGAATAAGTTTTACTGCTGTTGCATAGTTAAGAACTACTTTACCATCGGTGTTGATATACTTATCACCGAGTTCTGACATAAATTCTCCCACATTAACTGTGTGACAACCAGCCTTTTTTACAAATTGAGCCATAATTATGATTTTTTAATGATTAAAGTGACATCATTGATTGGGTCTACAGCTAAATAGCCAAAGTGTTTATTACTAATATCTGTTGGTGCTTCAAAATCATACCAATCAGATAGAGTAAATCCATGAGCTAAATGAGCTGGTGTATCTACTGAAGGTTTTTCAGCTAATACACATCTTCTATTTATTTCTACTATATCTCCAGCTTTAATATGTGTAACATGTTCAGGAACTGCTACTACTACACACTTTCTTGAAAATGCCCATGGTGAATCTATGGTTTGTCTAATACCAATACCATTCTGTGTCATTTCCTTCATTGGAATCTTTGGAGCAATAATTAATCCTGACTTAGTTCTAGTTGCTTCAATATGATAAGCTCTTACTACAGCAATATGTACTGGAGTGATACTTTTATAATCTTCATCTAACACATTAATATTACTATTATAATCCTTAATGAGTTGCTCTGTCTTATCCCAATGGTCAGTAACTCTTGCTAAATCAAAACTTTCTTTACCAACTTCTGTTGATTCACCACTCATTCCAGTAAATAGAATCTTTCTATTAGGGTCTGGAAAGTTAGCTGCTGCAAATTCTGCAACATTTACACTCATTGCAGGTTTATCATACCTCTTCTTTGTCATAATACTTTTTTATAATGTTATTAATATATTCTAGTTCTTTACTTTCTGGTCTGTGTATCTCTAACTTTTTACGTTTAGCTATTAGTTTTCTATCTTTCAAATTAAACTTACCCAACCATTCCAGTAGTACATATTTAGTATTCTCTAGTGGATTTCGTAATATATGTTTTAACTTTAGTTCAAAGTCTTGAATAACAAACTTTACTACAGCTTTACTTTTACCACAATCATTAGCCACCATTGAATATATATCACTTTTACTACTTGGTAGCATAATCTGTTATATGGAATGAGAATACAAATTGTACATCTTCTTGATTAGTTACAAAGGTATGAAACTTTATTAACTTATCACTTAAAAACCCGTAACTATCTACTAAGTTTAATGACATCAATTCTTTCTTGACTTGAGTAAGTCTTGGTGCTTTCATTCTTAGGTCTTGCATAATATCTACAGAGTAAGGTTTAGCAAAGTAATTTCTAGTAGGGTTTTTAGCCATAATATAAGATATAGTTTCTAATGCTCTATCTCCAAACTTAAAATTCTTTCTAAGACTAAGTAACTTGAAGTAAGTTTCCCAGAAATTCATTCTACTTACTCCTTGTGTTGATAATGCTTGTTGTCCAACTTTTCCAGTTAGCAAATTTACTTCCATTTTATTATTTGTATTCCAGCTGTTAACGATATTGTTTTGTTTATCATATTATACTGCATACCTAATACATGATTCTGTTTAGTTTTATACATTAGTCCTAAAGCATAATCTTTATTAGTATAAATAGTTCCTGTAAATAACAAACTACTTTCTGGAGTAGCTATTTTTACATATTCTATTGTTCTTTCAGGATTTACTACAACAGTATTAGTGAACATACTCTGTATTTCTAAAGTATCTAATTTAATACCTCTTTTAGTTCCCATGTAATAACCTCTTACATTTAGTGTATCAAATATAGATACACTTCCTTGTCTACTACTTAATAAATAAGTTCTTAATCTATCATCTACTACTATTGTAGTATCATTATCTTCTATTACACTATCTACACTTACTTGAGTATCTACTATTTTTCCAGGTCTATAACTATTTGTAACAGATACTTTATTTTGTACTACAGTACAAGTATCTTTAAATACAGTAACATATTCTTTCTTTACTTTAGTATCAGTAACAAATTCTATACCTAATCCTTTGTTATCGAATACAGTAAAGTAAATTGTTCCTAATATTAATCCTATAACTATTCCTAGTCCGTATTTCATTATTTCCATGATTAAAATTTATTTTAGTAAAGGTAATAACTTTCCACCATATTTATAAGGCATATCTTCATAAAAAGGTCCTTTTGTTTTATCTCTTACATAATTCATATAATTAATGTAGCTTTTATCTTTCCATTCAGCATTTACTTTCTTTTCTGGATTTATATCATAAATGTCAAAAACACCTTTATTTTCATTAAATTTAAAATTTTTAAAGTTTGATACGTCTATATCAATACCTTTATCTTTAAGTTGTCTTACTTGTTTTAAAAAATAAGCATATCTATCTCTTTTATTTAAATCTAATTTTGCAGCATCTACTTTATCTAAATTAGGCATTTGTAAAACTTCTCTTGTTTTATAATTATTATTAAGTGTAGGTATTTTAAAATAATTTATTTTTTCTGGAATTGAAATATTTGCATTTTGATTTACAGATTTTAAATTTTCTAAAAGTTCAGGTGTCCATTGAGTTGACATAGGAGTTCCTATTTTTATTACTTTAGATGGATTATCTGATAACTCATATACTGAACCATAAGAACCATTACCTAATTTTTGACCTAAACCTGAATTTGTTGCTAATTCTCTTTCGTATAAATCTAACTTATCTAAATAGTCTTTATTTGTAATTGTTTTAGAATTTGTTAATTTTTTAAGACTACTATCCATATTTTCAAGTTTTTCAAAATAGTCTTTACCCCAACTCATTTCTGAATTAAGAGGTTTTACTATATTATCGACTTTAGAAATTATTTTTGATGATTTAAATAATTTAGGTAAATATTTACTAGCTTTAGAAGCAATTCCAGCACCAGCACCAACTAAATTAAATGGGTCTATTACCATACCAGCTGCAAGACCTAAAGTATTCTTTAACATACCATCAGGTAATTTACTATCAGCTACAACTTCTTCTGGATTATTAT